AACTCACTAAAAAAATGCGTGAAGCAGAAAGACAAAAAGATGAAGCTTTGTCTTATGCAAATCGTATTAAAAGTGAGAGAGATAGATATGAAGCTACAGCCACAGGTTTAGATAGAAATTATGCCAGTGAAATGGAAGGCAGAATTACATCATCGTTAGCGGCCGCTCAAGCAAAACTTGCAGCAGCTAGAACTAATGAAGATGCTAAAGCTGAAGTAGAGGCTTTAACTCAAATATCTCAATTAGGTTATGAGCAAGGTAAATTAGCTGAGATTAAATCTCAACATGCTATGCAAGATAGCGCAGCTAACGAAAAACCTACATTACAACAACAACCAGTAAGACAACCAGCACCTGTAAAAGATCCTAAAGCGGAAGCATGGGCTGAGGAAAATGACTGGTTTGGTAAAGATAATGCCATGACTTATACAGCATTTGACCTACATAGAAAACTTACTGAAGAGGAGGGTATGGACCCACAATCTGATGAATATTATAATGAGGTGGATAGAAGAATAAGACTTGAATTCCCCCATAAGTTTGATAAAGTAGAACAAAAGATTAGTAAACCTACACAAAACGTTGCCTCTGCAACGCGTAGTTCAAAGACTGGTCGCAAAACTGTGAAGCTCACACCGACACAGGTAACAATAGCTAGAAAGCTAGGTGTGCCACTAGAAGAGTATGCGAAACAACTTATAATCACGAAGGAGGTATAGGCATATGACAAACAATAAACCAACTCGTGCGAGCCAAAGTAAAAGCGATTCTACAAAAGTAGATTCACAAGCATCTACGATAAAACCCAAAGCTGCTACAAAACCTTGGACTCCACCATCGTACTTAGATACGCCCAACGCGCCAGAAGGATTCAGACACAGATGGGTCAGAATAGAAATCATGGGATTTCAAGATACTAAGAACATACAAGGACGCTTAAGGTCCGGTTATGAACTTGTAAGATCTGATGAATATCCAAATGAGGACTTTCCAGCAATCATGGACGGCAAATACGCAGGGGTAATCGGGCACGGAGGCCTTGTGCTGACAAGGGTACCGGAAGAGATCGCAAAACAACGACAAGATTATTATGCTAAAGAAGCTAGTGATCAACAACGTGCAATCGACAACGATCTTATGAAGGAACAGCATAGGGGAATGCCTATCGATATTGATATGCAAACTCGTACAACCTTCGGTGGCAAAAAGTAATTTTACTTTAAACCAACGAAATTTTATAAACCGAACTGGAGGCCCCTCGGGGCAGGTTCATAAGGAGAAAATAATATGGCTAACGCTTCAACAACAGGGTTTGGTTTCAAACCCATTAAGATGGTTGGACAGTCGTATAATAATGCCGGTTTAAGTGAGTGGAACGTAGCCGCTTCTTCAGCTTTAATTTGTCACTCAGCAATGGTGCAATTAACTGCTGATGGAGTAGTTCTTTCTGCAGATAACACAGGTCCTAATAACCTGGGTGTACTTAACGGTGTATTTTATACAGACGCAACAACAAGTAAACCAACATGGTCGAACTATTCGCCCGCTTCTAACACAGCTACAGACATAGTTGCACTTATCAATGATAATCCGCAACAAATGTTTGAAGTAATGTCTGCAGATACTGCATTCAATGCTAATGAAGTAGGACATTGTGCGGCCCAAGTTACAGCTAATGGCGGCTCGCCGTTGTTCAATTCTGAATCAAAGATATCAGCAACAACAGCAGCAGCATTAGAGCAACTAAAAATAATAGGTGTTTCAAGAGATCCTGATCATTCTGACACAACTGTAGAGGGCTTTGCTCTTAGAGTTATGATTTGTGAACATATCTTAGGAAACAACGTAGCAGGTATATAAGGAGATAAAATATGGCTATATCAAGAAACCAACTCGTAAAAGAGTTAGAGCCAGGATTGAATGCTTTATTCGGCCTGGAGTACAAACAGTATGAAAATCAGTCAGCTGATATTTATGCTACAGAGTCATCTGACAGAGCTTTTGAAGAAGAAGTAATGTTGAGTGGTTTTGCACAAGCACAAGTGAAACCGGAAGGTTCAGGTGTTACATATGATAACGCTCAAGAAACTTTCACAGCTAGATACACTAACGAGACTATTGCTCTCGCTTTTGCTATCACTGAGGAAGCAATTGAGGACAATCTATATGACAGACTGGCTTCTAGATACACTAAAGCTTTAGCAAGATCTATGGCTCAAACTAAGCAAGTTAAATCAGTTAACCCACTTAATAATGGAATGCCAGGTGGTACTTTCACTTCAGGTGATGGTGTAACTTTATTTAATACTGCTCACCCAACGCTTGCTGGAACTGTGTCTAACACACTAGCAACTGCTGCGGATTTAAACGAAACTTCATTAGAACAAGCATTGATTGATATCGCTGCTATGACTGATGAAAGAGGTTTAAAAATCGCTGCTAAGGGTATGAAGATGATCATCCCATCTGCACTACAATTCACAGCTGAAAGACTTATGGCTTCTGCTGGTAGAGTTGGAACTGCTGATAATGATATCAATGCTATCAAATCTATGGGGATGATTCCTCAAGGTTACTCTGTTAACAATTACTTAACAGACACTGATGCGTTCTTTATTATTACAGACGTGCCAAATGGTATGAAACATTTCCAAAGAACTCCTATGTCCACTAAAATGGAAGGGGATTTCGATACTGGTAATGTTAGATACAAAGCTAGAGAAAGATACGTTTTTGGCGTATCTGACTATAGAGGTATCTTCGCTTCACCAGGAGCTTAATACTTAAATCTTTTGTGGCGGGACACAGTTCCGCCACATTTAACTACGAAAGTGATAATATGAAAAAAACTCTAATCAATATTTGGGCTTACAACTACCATGCTAAATTTAGCATTGAACATGTTGAAGATACACCAGAATTAGTTGAAAAAGCTATACTTGACAAACTTGGAGAAAACAGTATAGTCTGGGAATATCTCGGAGATAGTTATCATTCGGGACTAAATAGAATAACTTATGAAGAGGTTATTAATGATACAAGACCTATACAAAGCAAAAAGGTCCTTGGAGTTGAAGTGGGAACAGGAGCATATTAATGAAGATAGATATACTCTTGAAATGGTCAGAATTGATGACAAAGTTAGAGAAGTCATTACTAAGATCAAGCTTGAAGAAGCTAGGATTGCTCACTTACAGAACAACGTAGAAGGTTCTGCTCCACAAGTTTCTGTAGCTACTTAGACAAAAGCTACATCGCTGAAATGCATAAATACCTAGGGATCTCTTGCACTCCACTTAAAAATAACATATAATATTCGCACTAAGATTAATTAAAACATAAATTGGTTATCTTTGCTTAGTAGGATAACTGGCGCTAGGAGGCGCTGATTATATGACAACACATTTTAAAAATGGAGTAACTAACGTAGTAGGAAAAGATGGAGGTTCTTCTGTATTTAGTGGAATCAAACAACCCCTTATTACAGGTGGATACGAACAAGAACAAGCATATCAAAACGACTGGCAGATTTACAATGCAAGTGATTGGACAGCTACATCAACTGGTGGATCTGACTTTCAACTAGCAGAATATGCTGGTGGATGGTTAAGACAAGGAGATAATGCTCCTGCCGCTGGTGAGATTCAAGGTATTGCAGGACCAGAAGTTTGGCAATACAATCAAAATCAAAAATGGTGGTTTGAAACTAGCATTGCAATCACTGACGTAAGTGAATTAAATACTTGGGTAGGATTTGCTCAAAATGGTTATGCAGATTCAGATACTTTACCAACTGATGGTATTGGATTCTCACACTTACAAGATACAACTACAATACAATTCATTTCTAGAAAAAATGGAGCAGGTGTATCTTTTGATATGTTAGACACAGCAGGTGGATCTACTTTTACTATGTTAGATTCTACTATCGCTACACAAACAGCTACAGTACAGGCGATCCCAGCTAACTCAGTTAGACTAGGATTCCAATACCAACCAGCTGGAAGTGAAGTAGGTGTTACTGCGAACCAATTTAAATTATATTTAAATGGTAATCCAATAGGAACTCAAGCGGCTACGACTGTGCCAGATGATATTGCATTAGAAATGAATATTATGTGTGCACATAAAGGAACAGTTGCTAATCATTTAGTAGTTGACTACTTTAATACGTTTCAATCTAGAGTGGCTGGAACAGGCGTAAGCGCGTAATAAATAATTAATGTGGGGCTTCGGCCCCACATATAAAATTTTAAGGAGGAAAAACTATGAGTTCATTTTCAAGTGACCAAACAACTCTTAACAAAACTACAGGGGCAGCTTCTGTTTTATTAGAGGCCAGAGCTAGAGTTACATCTATTCAAGGAAGAGGAGAAGCAGGTTCTGTTTTATCTCTACATGACGTAGCTTCTGCAGGAGACGCGGCAGCAGGTAATTTAAAAGCTATCTATAGATATGAAACTGAAGGACTAGAAGTTTATGTCCCCGGTTCAGGTATCTTGTTCCAAAATGGAGTTTGTGCTACGTTAACTCAAACTACTGGTACAGACGGTAGCGTTACATTAACTATAACAGGGGCGTAAGCTCATGGCTAATACGACTTCAGGTTCTTATACTTTTGATAAGAACTTAGGCATTGATGAAATTATTGAAGATGCTTATGAGCGTATTGGCATTCAAGGTGTTTCTGGCTATCAATTAAAAACTGCTAAAAGATCTTTAAATATTCTATTTTCTGAATGGGGTAATAGAGGTTTACAATTTTGGGAAGTAAAAAATCAAAATGTAACTTTAGTAAGTGGCCAAGCTGTTTATACATTTTTTAGATCTACAGCTGACGGTGTATCTGATGGTGTAAGCACTACACTTAGTGCAGGAATAAATGCAGCAGTTACTACTATTCCCTTGACCGCGATCACGGGTTTTCCAACAGCAGGTACTTTAACTATTGGTACAGAAGATATTACTTACACAGGAATTTCTAGTTTAAATCTTACAGGATGTGTTAGAGGTGTTAACGGTACAACAGCTGCTACCCACACTACTGGTGATGCAGTTGCACAGTCTCCAAGAGGCATGACTGATATTCAAGAAGCAAATTACAGAGTAGATACTACAAGTGTTGATACACCTATGACAAGAATTAGTAGATCTCAGTATCAAGCATTTTCTAATAAAACAGATCTAGGTTTACCGACTCAATACTGGGTACAGAGATTTGTAGATAAAGTTACTATGACTTTATATTTAACACCAGGTAGTTCACAAGCTGGAGACTTTATAAATTTTTATTACACAAAAAGAATTGACGATGTAGGAGCATATACAAATGCAACAGATGTACCTTACAGATTTGTACCTTGTATGATTATGGGTTTATCTTATTATCTAGCTTTAAAATATGCACCACAAAGAGTACAAGAATTAAAATTATTATACGAAGATGAATTAAAAAGAGCTGAGTCTGAAGATGGTTCTTCTAACTCAACTTACATATCACCTAAAATATATTTTCCAGGAGTTAGTTAATGACTAGTTTTGCACAGGGTAAACATGCTTTAGCGATATCAGATCGTTCTGGTTTGGCTTTTCCATATAATGAAATGGTTAGAGAATGGAATGGTGCGTTGG